GTTAAGCAGATTTACTTCATTGATAACTGATTGCAATTTTTTTACCGTACGATATGCTTCGTGAAGTTCTTTTTCTTTAACTTCTAATTCTTCTTTAGCTTCTTCTAATGGATCGTTAGTTCCATCTAGATTTTCTTCAGATGCATCTTCTTCTCTTAAGATAGCTTCGATGATTTCGTCAATGTTTTTTTCGTCTGAGTCTTCATCGCCATGCATTGATTCATACATTGTTTCATCCATTGGTTCGTCCATTGGGTCAGTCATTGGTTCGTTTAAATCACTGTCTAATTCACGAAGTATAGATTCTAATTCTAAATCATCTTCTGGCATTTCATCATTATACTCGTCCTCAGGATTCATATTTTCTGCATCACCCGCCATCAAGTCTTCATCATCACTTGCGCCTAGGTTTCCAGATAAATCGTAATCGCCGTCTAAATCAAAATCTAAACCAACACCAACTGACTCTGGTGCATTGAAATCGTCTTCTGGCATTTCATCATCAACCATTTCTTCACCATCGATTGGCATATCGTCTGAAGGTAATTCTTCTTCGCCGTCTAATTCTCGCATTAGTCCGGCAGATAACATACTTTCGATTCTAGGTCTAAAAGCTTCTTGTAACGCAATTTTTGCATTAGCTAATGCAGTTTCTTTAACAGCATTTGCATCTGCGATTGCTTGTTTTAGCAAATCTGATTTTGCCATTTGTTTCTCCTTAAATTTGTTTTTTGGAAGTAAGATTATTTTAAATCTTAATAGAAATTATAAATGTCTTTAAACGCTATATAATATAGATTGATAGCGTATTCCTTTATATATATGTGCTAGTTTGAAAAACCAGTAAAAAAGCCCCAACTTTTTAGGTTGAGGCTTAAACTATAAACTATTTAATATTATAATTTGTCATTTAGATTTCGTATTTGTTGTATGTATACAGCTCTGGTTCGTACCACTCGTTGTTTTACACTAGGCTTTATGAATTCTCGCTTTTCATTTAATATATCAGTTATACCGGCATATTTAATTTTACGTTTCCATGATTTTAATGCAAATCCTAAATCTTCTCGACTTGTACCTAATACTTTAACTGCCATACTATTTCCTGGTACGGTAGCTTTGTGTTGTTTAACTTTTTTACTCATATATAACTATTTAATAAATTTACATTGATGGGTTTTCGCGGCGTGGTTGTATTTTCTTTTGCCCTTTAACATTGAATCTAAAATGTTTAATTTCTGGTTTTTGTGCAATATATCCTTGAATTCGTTGTGATTCCAATGCTGTATCTTGTCCTAATTTAAAATAAAAATATCCTATTTTACCATTATTCGACATTGTTTGCTTTAATACAACAAACCCTTTCTTTTCAGCCCAACTCCGGATTTCTTCGGATACTTGTTTAGCTTCTGCAGGATTTCGAAGTACATATTCAACTCCTCCTTGATAATCAGTGATGTGATTGATGAGTTGAGCTTCGTCTAATTCAGCATTAACCTCTTCGAAGTGTAATTCTGTTGCAGGATCATTTTTTGCCATTTCTTGTGCTGCTTTAATTGCAGCTGGATTTTTAGTGTCAACTGTTATTTTTGCTTCTGACAAATCTGCTAATACTCGAGCAAATGAGTTTGCATCTGTTACAGGTTCACCGAAAAGTTCAATTGTTTCATTATCAAGATTAATATGAATTTCTCCTCCTTGATGTTTCATGTCAAGTACAATTGTGTTATAATCTTTGCCAATGGCAGTTCCACCTGAAATGTATTTTCCAGCTTTATCAGCCCAACTAGCAGCTTGCTTAACAAGTGCTACTACATCTGGTCCTTTTCTTTTTGCAAACTTCATAACGTTGTCTGGAACATTAGCAGCTTCATTAAGTCGATATCCAAAAAAATCTTTATATAGTTTTTTAAATGTATTCATCGTATTATATCTAAATATTAGTTAATTTTTAATTTAAATCCAAATTATTGAACATTAAAATATCTACTTAAATGTTGTCCAATATTTTCGTATGCTATTGACATTTGTTGTTGGGCTTGTTCTAATTGTTCTGCAGCTGCCATAAAATCTTTAAAGTCTTCATGCATTCTTTTATTTCCTTTTTTATGGGCTACGTTACTCATCCAATCATCACTTTCAGTCATGATGCGATCTGCATTATCAACAATTTGTTTAACTCGCTCTACAATTTCTTCAAGATCACCTTTACCATACACTGAATCTCCCAATGCAGAAAAATTTGCAATTGATTCAACAAATTGTCTTTTTTCTTGTATACTAACTGGTTGTGGCTGATCGTTCATCAGTGTCTCTAGTATCATTTTTAAGTTTGGTGTATTCATCTTATATCCTACATTTTCCGTCTTCGCATAATATCGATGTTATAATTTCATGGACATCTGCGTATTTATTTGGTTTATTAATATTTTTATTTGTTGATTCATTCATGTGTGATGGACGCATAAATGCCCCTTGTGTTGACGGGTTTGATACAAAATCCCAACAAATCAGTTCAAAATCTTCTTGTACTTCTACTACGCCTTCATTTCGCAATTCTTTAACACTACCTAGTCCGCGTGATGAAATACCTAAAGTAATACCAGCTTTAAACAGAGCCTTTAAAATATTACCAGATGGTGTTTCTAATATTTGAATTGCTCCATTTAAATCATCACCATCCCACCATATTTTTAATACATTATGCGAAACATTGTTTAAGTTAACCACTGATGACTCTGGGTGATCTAATTCGCCTAATGCTCTATGCTGATTAATATATTCTTGTTGATATCGGTGACATTCACGTTCTAAAATTTGTTTAGGATATACCCGACCATTTTGATTTTTAGACCCCGCACGTTGTAATATACCTTGCACAACAAAACCACCTGGTATTCCATATTTAGCACCATTTGCTTCGGTTATTAAACCAATTGGCTTAAATGGCATATATTCTAATATTAGTTGTTTTGTCATATTATTATTCTCCTAATGATCTTACTCGTTCAGATATTTTAGTTAATCGTTCAGATATTTTTGTTAACGCTTTTCTTTCTGATATTCCGTACACAGACGACGTTATCCCAGATTCTGTTTTTAATCTGCTATTATGATTTACCATTTCTTCAATTTCTTGAAGTTTTTTAGCAATCTCTTTAATAGTATTTTTTACTTTTTTTTCCGGAGTTATTTTTGAGTCTCCAGATGCAAAATTACGATAGCCTTCAATTAGTTGTTCATATTTACGATCCATCGTTTCTTCTGCTGATTCTGCGTGTTTCTGTGTTTCTTTGTTCGATTGGATACTTGGTGCTGTGTTTATTGATTCTTCAATACCGGTTGCATATGCAACTTTTTTTGGTTTTTTACGAAATGCGTTGGGAGTTGAATATCCAGCAATTGCACCCGTTACATTTTGTTCATCTAACTCAGTATTGATATGCTCTTCATTTATTTCAATTGACTGTTGATCAAATACACTTAATAGATCAGATAATTCCTCTGCATTATTAGACGCGTATACATTGGATCCATATAGTACAATGTCATCGTAGTTTCTAGCAATATCAGCATATACCTCTAATGCTAACCTGGCGTCGCGACCGGAAACCTCTATATAATTTGATTCTGATACTCCTAGATGATTTTCATTAACTGGTTGTTCGTAATGAGTAAATGCCTCATCTAATTGTCGTAAAAAACTTTTCATTTATGAACTTCCGTTAACTCATTAATTAAATCAAAATAACGTAATAAAGATAGAATATGCGATTCTTTAATTACTTTTATACTTTCTACATTACATAACATTTCTGATAATTTTTCTACTTTAATTTTAATTACTTTGTCGTCTATACGCTTAGCTTGATGTTGCAACTTGGTTTTGATGCCAGGTATAATTTTATGAATATATTCTTTTAACATTGTAGTATCATTAACATTGGTAACATACTTATTTAATAAATGTTTTTGATCTTCTGTTAATCCGGAATATTTTTTATTAAAATTGTCAATCAATAATTTATATGTTAGTAATCGCATATCTTTTGATTGTGATTGAAATTTTTCTAGTACTAAATCTTTTTGTATGCTTACTGCAGTCTTAGTTAGTAATGAATTATCAACAATTACTCGTTTACATTCCATTAATTGTAATGTGTTATTAGATTCTTCGTGTTCAAAAAGCATATTAATTGATGCTAATACTTTATAATTATTAATATGAATTTTTGAAATATCTTGAAATTTAAACTTATCTGAAATTTCTTTTACTAAATTATATCGTTGCCTACGTAATGAATCTTGATTAAGTTTTTTATGTGATACCATAACCATTCGAATATATTCATATGCACTAGCTTCACTCTTAAATCGATGTTCTTTTATTAATAAATTGTATAAATTTAATTCTTGTGCTAATTCAGTAGCATTTCCAAAATATTTTTTAATAATATCAATTGTTATTGATTTATCAGAAGATAGTGTTTCTGACGTTAATTTCCTAACTAACATTTCAAATAAAATACCAGTATTTTTATATTTCGAATGTTTTAGTTTCTTCATCGTATACGCTTTGCTTTTATTTTTTAATAAATATGTTTATTTTATAAAATATTGTTTTCATCTAACATTGTGCCTAAATCGTGATCTATGGTTTGTGATTTTAATGATTCAATTATAATTTTACGTGTTTTATTAATTGGTATATATTTTATAATATTTTCAGCTTTTATCGTATTTTTATTTTGTGTAGTTTTTTGGCTTGGTAGAAATGCAGTTTTTTGATTTTCAATATTGAAATCTTGTTTTAATTGTTTAGTACCAATTGGATCCCAACCAAATGCATTCTTATGTTGTCCAGGCTTAATACCTTCGGGTGGTCGACCTCCTTTATCTTTTTCTAAAACGTCATTGCTAGACATATGTACTGTTGCTAAATCGTGTGGCGTACCATATGATACTCCTGTTATAGCCGGATCATTACCTTCTTGTTCGACTTGATTTTGACGGAATCTAAGTTTAAGATCTTCTAATACATCGGTACGTTCTTGAAGCCATTGGTCTTCTGACATATTAAATATGAATTCGTATATATATCGATCTGATAACAATTTCATATCTTTCATTGTGTTTGCCAAAGTAACCTTTTCATTCATTAAAGCTACTTTTTGTTGATCATATATAATTGATGGTGCAGTTAATTCTAATTCA